CATAGCAGATTTCAGCCGTAAACGGCCCACACGATGCAATAGGCCCAGAACGCCACACAAAAGACCAGTCCTGCGGGAATGATAAAGGCGCTGTTCATGGCGGTATCCTTTGCGGTTTGGTTGATGGTGGTGGCATAGGCGTGGTCTGTCTGTTCCATGCCACACGCCATGCGGTTCATGCGGGCCAGATAGGTCTGGCGTTCGATAGGGGTCAAGCGCGCCATGATATTACCTCTTGGGGTTGGTGTGGTTGGATGGTTGGTCGTTGTATTTCCACCACTGGCAGCTCGTCCAGTAATCGACAGCGCCAGTCAGGTTGAACAGCCATCGCCAATCGAGGCGTATAGCAAAAGATGTGGCCATGTCGTTGGCGCCTGCCAAGGCTAGGATCAAACGATTGCGCATAGCTACTCTCCAAGGTTAAGGGTGACAGCACCACGCGCAAAGGCTGATGGTGCCAGTAAGTCGCGGCCAGCCTTGCGTGCCGCCTTGATGATTGCCTTGGTGGCCGGGTCAGCGTGCCAGCGCACATGTGCCTTGATCTTGGCCTTGCTCTTGCGCGGCTTGCCGAAGTTGTATTCGGTGCCTTCGCCATGCTTGCACGCCATGGTGGAGCCATTGCGCTCCATCTTGATCACTGCCTGCTTCATCCACGCTTGCATGATATTACCTCTCAAGGTTAAGACACCACATAGAAGGCGTATCATATGATACGCCTTTCAATCATGTCTTGCCGTCTGATCCCATAGGGCAGCGCGGTAGGTGTAAGGATGGCACCCAGTGCCGTTACAGGGTCAAGCCCTTGTCATAGTGATATGTTTGCTCGCACTTACCCGGCGGCTCTAGGTTTGGCTCTGACTTCGCATAGTTACTTTCCAAGGTTAGAACGTAAACAGGCGCTGCAAATGTTTGCAGCGCCACAATTCAGGGTGAACAGTTTCAGCAAAGGCAAGCGAAGGCGGGCAAGGCAGTAAGTTGACAGCGCTTGTCAGGCGCTACCAACCGAAGTTGATTAACTTGTGGCTGCCCCGGCTTTCGCCCTACGCCTCTTGTGCCTGCCCGGTCTGTAAGTCTGCATCTTGTGGCCATCATCCTTTGCGGGATGGGAGGTTTAAGGGATGCTTGCGCGCCGGGTGCGGCTGGGGAGCCCTGTTCTATTAGGGGCTAGTGACCTATGATCAGCGGGTCACCGTTCGCTGCTGCCTTGCTCAATCCTCTGTTGTTCCTGTCTACACCCTAGCACGTGGGGCAATGTTACCTTGCGGGGTGGGTAGGTGGCCCCACCCTGGTATGGCCGAGGGTGGGGGTGGGTGGGTGGGTTATTTTTCAGCTTACTTACACATATAACACCCTCCAAAACCAAATGTTATAAACATGAAATACCCCATTGACACCCCCCCAAACCCCTGATAGACAGATCCCGGGCCTAGCCCACGCTCCCAACTTTGGCCCTCCTCATGCAAGGGACCGGAGTTGGGAGAACCAACCCCCACCCCTTCTCTGCAGACCAACTCATTTCCCGAAAATACCAGAACCCAAAAAACCAAAAGGTCAAAAACCCAAATGGACACAGCCGACACCGCGGGCATCGCGGGCATCGCGCACCAGATCACTGTGCAGATCCCGCTGGAGCGGAACCAGTATTTCTATGAAGCGACTGTCGGGTCGATTTACGACGGCGACACGGTCCGGCTGAACATCGACCTTGGATTCAGCATGTGGATCATCAACACCTCTGTGCGGCTGGCGGGCATCGACGCCCCCGAGGTGCGCGGGCTGGAGCGACCAGAGGGCCTGAAGAGCCGGGATTACCTCTCTACGGTCATCCCACCCGGGTCAGCGGTGTTCATAAAGACCGCCAAGGGCACAACCGAGAAATACGGCCGGTATCTGGCAACCATTCTCCTGCCGGACGGCACCAACATCAACATGCTGATGATCGAGATGGGCTATGCTGCGCCCTATAACCCCTGACACCACCAAACCATAACACCATGAAATTCCCACGCCCCCCATATCAAAAAGGGACAACCACCATGACAGCAACAATTACCGGCCGCTTTACCACTACGCGGGCTCTCATAGAGCTGGCAGACGGGACCGTCGAACAGGTAGAAGTTGAACCTGTAGGGGTTGTAACAGAGGGCCTCTATGAAAAACTCGCCGATGAGCTGGTCACAGCCCTCGCGGCGCTTGCGGAAACAGAAGCCCTAGAGCTGCAGCATAGCGCTGAAATCATGCGGCTGCTGGGGGAAAATTCTGACCTCAAGGAAGAGCTGGCGGAGGCGCGAGGATAACTCGCCTACAAGAGCCATAACACCACCAAACCCCTCATATCAAAAAGGAACAACCGCCATGCCGACGATTGAACCAATCATTATGACAAACGAAGAGAAATCAGCCGAACAGCAGGTCATCGCCGCATATCTGGCGTTCTCGGACCACCTGCGGGCGTACACCACTGCACAGATGCAGGATATGGGAACGGCCCTACGCATGAAGAGGGCGGCAGAAGTTACTCTGCCGCCGCCACTGAAACACCGCGATGCAACTGGCCACGCCTAAGTCCAAGCGCTTGAGCTGGGGCGCGGGCGACCTTCTCCAGAGTTGCTCCTGTTACGCCTGCGGATGTGATTTGCCAGCATGTCGGCCATGCCGCCATGCGCAGTGACACATGCGTACTGGAAAGCGTCAGCAATGTGCGAGTACTCGTTCTTGTCCGGGAGCGGCTTGCGCTGTCCTGCTTTCGTCTTGCCGAACCGATACCCTCCGCTGAGAGCCCGTACGAGCGTCGGGCAGCGTGTGCCATCTATGAGCATAGCAGGGCCGCCATCCCGCGACCCCAGCATCCACGCCTCTACCGCTGCCAGACGCTTGGCTATGTCGTTGGTAGGGGCTGGATAGGCCATAAGACCGTTGCGCTTGATGACGTCGAAAGTCGTCTCCTCGTAGACAGTACTCCGCTGACGGCCCGCTGGATCTCCAACAACTACTACAGTGCGCCCCATGTAGCGCTCCTGCATGAGGGCTGGAGCAATTTTGAGCTGAAGCTGCTGTTCGAGTCCGATATCTTCCGCGATTATTTCCTCAAGTACTAGGAGCCTGCCCTTGTGGTCGGGCTGACAGAGGATGGCGCAAGGGTCACGCCCGAAGTCCAGCCCCAGCAGCAGGGGGTAGCCGTTGATTGGCATAACTTCGTCGAAAACGTGCCAGCTGCGTTTGAACGACTCTCTGAAGACGGCTGAACCACTCGGGTCCTCGCCGAATTTCGCGTGAACATAGCGCGTGCACCAGTCCGGGGAGTTTGAGCGCACGAACCGCTCGTAGTACTTGCGCCCTTGGTCGCGGCGCCGCTCGTCAGTGACCGGCAGCTTTAGTGTTTCTGGGGTCTGGAGTAGCCATTCGAGGTTTTCTGCCCTGTCTTCCATCCCACCGGGTTGGACGTGCACAGAAAAATCAGGTGGTGGATTGGTCATGAAAGTGTGCCACGGGCTGCCGACTGAGGGCATGTTTGTGTCGATCACTATGCCAAAGTGGGTGCATCCACCCATCGCAGCGTTGGGGTAACGCCCCACACGGCCGGCCAGTGGCGAGATCAGCGCGAGATCCACTTCGATGCCCTCGCTCACCCACGCCATACTAAGCTGCATGGACAAGAGCCTGCGCTGGTCGTCAGGATCGTCCAGTGGGATAAGCAGCCACTCTGACCGTACATCCCCAAACTCGATGTAGATCGTGCTGTCGGAAACCTTATAGTTGGCTACGCCCTTGAGCCACGCGAGCACATCTTTCAACACAGTCCCCTTCAACGCCGCCAATGTCTGTCTGACGATTGCGAAGCGGGTGTACCGCAGGCCGTCCGGTGCGGGGGCCTGTTCCAGTGCACGGCGAAACAGCTCAAAGATGACGGCCGTAGTTTTTCCGCTGCCGACAGGCCCAGCTATCAGACGACCGAAGCTGTCGTCTTTCATAAACCTCGCGCAAGTCGCAGGTGCAGAGTACTCGATCTTCACTTGTGTTTCTCCAGATAATCTATCATCGATCTAAGAATTTCGGGGTCGTCTTTTGCGCACCCTAGTGCCAAATTACAGTGGTGGCAAAGAATAGCGCGCACGTGGCCTTTGGTGTGGCAGTGGTCTACTACCCAGCCGATCTTGTTACCCGGCGAGGTAGCTTTGCAAATGACACAGCAGGCGCCCTGCGCAACGACCATTGCGTCACGCTCTGCAATAGTGATCCCGTATTTCTTAATGTAGTGCTGCTCACGGGCGTATTGGTTTAGATGGTCCCGGTTATTTTGGGTCCACACACGCATACGAGCGGCGATACTTTCAGCGTTCTTCTCTCGGTACTCACGCTGCCGCTTGAACCCGTCAGCCTGATCCATTTCATACCGGCGCTTGTTCTGAACACCATAGCTGGCTTTGTATTTGTCCGGGTTATTTTCCCGCCATTTTTTGTTGTATTCGCGGTTTTTTGCTTTCCGCTCTTCATCAGTCATTGCCATTGCCGGCCCCTATTACTATGCAACTGAAGCCATAAAACATAGTTGCATAGTAATTGTCAACTCAGTTCATCCTACCACTATAAGAACCATCATCAGAACCAAGTGTGATCGTGATCCAGCCGGTCTTGTCTGATCCGGCGACACAACACACGGCATCACTGTAAGCGCAATCGTCGCCGTTGCCGTCGATACAGCTCGTTACCCGCAGAGGTAACACCCCGTTGACCAGTGCGATGAGGCGGCCCTTGTAGCTGACCACCTCAACTTTGCACTGGTCGAAAGATTTCAGAGTGACGCCGGTGAGATCATCCTTGAAGCTGACCTTTGCTTTCATCTTGCCCATCGTCAAAACCCCTTCCACTTGCCGCATACGACCCCTGCAGCCACAATATCAGTGCCTGCATAAGATATGCCTCACTCTCAGAGTCCAGCCGCCGGTCACCTGAACCCATGGAGTTCTCATAGAGACAGCTCTCAACGTACTGCTTGACGTGTATCAGCTCATGGGTGATCAGACCAATAACTTCAGAAGATGTGCGCGTGTCGCACTCAGGGCCGAACGTGATCGCGACGATGTTCGGCGCTTCGTGCAGGCAAAACTGTGTCACCATACCCGGGCTCTTGGGTATGTTTTCCGGGGGCAGACCCAGCTCAAGCATCAGTGCGTCCCACCCGAATTGGTTGGGCACAAACTTGATCTGGATAGGGAAACAGTGGTTGGTGAAGTCATAACAGTCCTGAGCGGCGGTCATTCGTCATTACCTTCCGAGGTAAGCGTGGGAGTTATGTCTTTTTCGATCCTGAGCGAGTGGTCGGCGCCGAGGTTGATCACCACGCTCATGCGCTCGCCCGACACACCTGACACGGCGGCAATACCAACGCCAGCAAAACGCGCGACGGCTTTGAGTACTTCGGTCTTGGCGGCGAGGCCCTCCTTGGGGTCGTGTGCCCGGGCGTAGAACTCCGGCAGCGACTCCTCGACAAACGCCAGCGACTTCAGCCGCACGCGCTCCGAGGTGTTTACTGCGCTGCCCCACTCTTCGATGCAGCTGCGCAGGTACCTGACAAACGATGGGTGCGTGGCGATGATATCCCACTGCGCACTGCTGATCTCGTGACTGATGAGGATGTCTTCTACAGACCGGATGTCCATCGAGATTTCGCGGGCCAGCTTCAGCATCTGGCTGTCGTCGGAGCCAGACATCTGCGAGGGCAGCAGCGGGACCAAGGGTGGCTTGGGGAGGGGCGTGGGCATAACAGCTCCTGATAACTGGGTGGTTGCTTTATTGCACACATATACTGTAACGAGGAGACTAACGTCGAGTGCTAGGATAAACCAATGCCAGAAGCCCTTGGAGCTGTACTGCGGGTTGTCGGCCCGAAAGAGTCCAACGCCGCGCTCAAAGCCCGCGATGAAGAGGCCGCAGCCTCAAAAGACGCATCCAAATCCGAAGAGCGCGTGCTGAGCAACCTTGCGTCTTATGTCCGCGGCCAGATGCAGGTGTTCCGCCGCCACCGTGACAACACACAATCTGGATGGTCGCACCGATTGATTGCAGCGCTGCGGACGTTCAATGGTGAGTATGACCCCGGAAAACTGGGGGAAATCAAGAAATTCGGGGGCTCTGAGGCCTACGCGCGCATCGTTGCGATGAAGTGCCGGGGCGCCAGCAGCCTGCTCAGAGACGTGTATTTGTCACCGGACCGCCCATGGGGGCTTGATGCCAGCGATGATCCGAAGATTCCAGCTGAAATCATGCGGTCGATCAAGGATCTGATTTCGATCGAGCTCCAAGGCGCTGCTGCAGGTGGGCAAACACCTGACATTGACATGATCCGGGACCGCACAATGCAGCTCACGGAGGCTGCCAGACAGGCAGCCAAAAAGCGCGCTGAGGCAGGGGCCCGCGTCGCCGAAGACAAGCTCGACGAGATATTGAAAGAGGGCGGGTTCTACAAAGCACTCGCCGAATACATCACGGACCTGCCGCTGTTTCCGTTCGCAGTGATGAAGGGGCCGGTGGTTCGCATACTACCTGTGGTTACTTGGGAAGGTAATGCTGCGGTCATCAAGCAGACACCGCGCCTGACATGGGCCCGGATCTCACCCTTCGATGTGTGGTGGACGCCCGGAGTATCAGACATTGAAGATGCTGACTTTGTGGAGCGCACGCGCCTGACACGCGCTGACCTGAACGAGCTGCTGGACCTGCCCGGATACAACACCGAGGCCATCCGCGAAGTGCTCGATCTGTACGGGCGCGGCGGGCTGTCCGACGATATTGACGCCTCAGACGGTGAGCGCGCCCAGCACGAAAGCCGGGAGAACCCCACACTGAACGAGTCGGGCCTGATCACCTGCTACGAGTACACGGGCAACGTACAAGGGCGTATGCTCTTGGAACAGGGCATGGACGCAAAACTCGTGCCCGACCCGCTGCGCGATTACTTCGTGCAGTGCTGGATCGTGGGGCGGTACGTCATCAAAGTGCAGATGTCGCCCAGCCCGCGCAAGCGCCACCCGTATTACGTCACCAGCTTCGAGAAGGTTCCGGGGACGCCGGTTGGTAATGGCCTGCCAGATATCCTCTCGGATGTGCAGGAGGCGGGTAACGCCACGTTCCGGTCGCTGATCAACAACATGTCTATCGCCTCGGGGCCGCAGGTCGTGGTCAACGACGACCGGCTGAGCAACGACGAGGACGGCGACAGCCTGTACCCGTGGAAACGCTGGCACGTCACAACTGACCCCATGTCAAACAACGCGGGCCAGAAGCCGATTGATTTCTTCCAGCCAGCTTCAAACGCTCAGGAGCTGCTGACCATCTACAAGAGCTTTGTGGACATGGCAGACGAGCTGTCGGCTATCCCGAAGTACCTGTCGGGTGGCGGCGCGGGGGCGGGGGCCGGGCGTACGGCGTCAGGGCTGGCTATGCTCATGGGTAACGCGAGCAAAATCCTGCAGACTGTGGCTGCCAACATCGACCGTGACGTGCTGGAGCCGCTGCTGAGCGGCCTGTTTGACAT